TTCAAACTGCCGCTATTAATATAGCCGCAACTCGTAAAGATTGTGTTGCTTTTGTTTCACCTCCAATATCAGCAGTTGTCAATAATTCAGGAAGTGAACAATCAAGTGTTCTTTCTTGGATGGCAGGTCTTTCTTCATTGACAGGCGGACCAAATGGTTCTTATGGATTTGCGGATTCTGGTTGGAAATATTTGTTTGACCGTTACAATAACAATTATGTTTGGGTTCCAATGAATGGTGACGTTGCAGGATTGTGCGTAAACACAGACCAAACAACAAGTCCATGGTACTCACCTGCTGGTTATACTCGCGGCGTTATCAAGAATGTTATTAAAGTAGCATGGAATCCAACACAAACTAATAGAGATAATCTATATCAAGTTGCTGTTAATCCAATCGTTTCATTCCCAGGATCAGGTACAGTATTGTTCGGTGATAAAACCATGCAAACTCAACCTTCTGCGTTTGACCGTATCAATGTTCGTAGATTGTTTATCGTTCTTGAACAAGCAATTGCAAGAGCAGCTAGATTCTCACTATTTGAATTTAATGATGCATTTACACAAGCACAATTTGTTTCGTTGGTAACACCTTATCTTCGTTCTGTTCAAGCACAAAAAGGTATCAGTTCGTTCCAAGTTGTTTGCGATTCAACAAATAATACCCCTTCTGTTATTAATAACAATCAGTTTGTTGGCGATATTTACATTCAACCTGCTCGTTCTATTAATTTTATCCAGTTGAATTTTGTTGCAGTTGGTACTGGTGTTAATTTCACAACAATTACTAACACCACCGCGTAATAAATAAACTAACAAATAGAGGAGAAAAAAATGGCTTTTCAGATTACAGATTTTACAACAAGATTAAAGGGAGATGGAGCTCGTCCTAATTTATTTCAGGTGAGTATGCCTGCAATACCTATAGCAGGAGCTCCCGATAAGCTTCAATTTATGGCAAAATCTGCACAATTACCGGGTTCAACACTTGGTATTGTTCCAATGTATTATTTTGGCCGTGAAATGAAATTTGCTGGTAATAGAACTTTTGCGGATTGGACAATTACTATTATTAACGATGAAGACTTTTTAATTAGAAATTCATTTGAATCATGGATGAATTCTATTAACACACATGAAACCAATGTTAGAACTACTGATGGAGGAGTTGGGTCCGCGGGAGGTCAAGCAAAAATACCGTATACATTAGACGCACTAGTTTATCAGTATGGAAAAGGTGGACCAACAGGCGATGCGGCCAAGGTAATAAAATCTTATAATTTTGTTGGCATGTTTCCGGTTGATTTGTCTCCTATTGATTTAGATTGGGGAACAAACGATACAATTGAAGAATTTACTGTAACTTTTGCATATCAGTACTGGACTACGGGCACTGATGGGAAAAGCACAGGTTTAACAACCTAATTTAGTCTACTATATAAAGAGGACTTCGGTCCTCTTTTAATGATTTTTTGAACGGACTTAAAATAAATGGCAAATAAATTTTCACTTTTTGGCTTCACAATATCTCGCCAAGAGAATGAAGACAAACAAGATTCTCAACAATCATTCTCACCACCGAGTAATGATGACGGTGCATTAACGATTACATCTGCTGCATATTATGGAACATATGTTGACTTAGATGGTACTGCAAAGAATGAAGTTGAATTAATTTCTCGTTATCGTGAAATGGCAATGCAACCAGAAATTGAATCTGCTATTGATGATATTGTAAACGAAGCTATATGCCAAGATGATGATGGTAAAAACATTCAGATTATTTTAGATGACCTAGAACAACCTGATAAGATTAAGAAGGCCATCAAAGACGAATTCGGTACTATTTTGCGTATGTTGAATTATACGAAAATGGCACAAGACATATTCCGTAGATACTACATCGACGGAAAACTCTATTACCATATCATTGTTGACCGCGAAGAACCAACAAAAGGTATTAGAGAATTAAGATATATTGACCCACGAAAAATGCGTAAAATTCGTGAAGTCAAAAAACAAAAAGATGAACGCACTGGCGTAGAAGTTATGAATGTTGTAAATGAATATTACATTTACAATGACAAAGTAACTACAGGGAGTTCTACAAACTATGGCCCAGTTGGTACAAGAATTACTACAGATTCAGTGGTTTCTGTGGTTTCTGGTCTTATGGATTCTCGTAGGGCTGTTGTCTTATCATATCTACACAAAGCAATCAAACCGTTAAATCAGCTGCGTATGATTGAAGATGCGACAGTTATCTATCGTATCTCTAGAGCACCTGAACGCCGTATTTTCTACATTGATGTGGGTAATTTACCCAAGTTGAAAGCAGAACAATATCTGCGCGACATTATGGTCAAGTATAAGAACAAGTTGGTATATGATGCCAACACAGGTGAAATTCGTGATGACCGTAAATTCTTGTCTATGATGGAAGACTTTTGGTTGCCTCGTAGAGAAGGTGGCAAAGGTACAGAAATTACTACACTTCCAGGTGGACAAAACCTAGGTGAGCTAGAAGACGTTAAGTATTTTGAAAAGAAACTATATAAGTCATTGAATGTTCCTGTGTCTAGGTTAGATCCTAATCAGTCTGGGTTCTCTTTAGGCCGTGTTGGCGAGATTACCCGTGACGAGTTGAAGTTTGCTAAGTTTGTTGGACGTATGAGAAGTAGATTCTCAGATTTGTTTGACCAATGTCTAAGAGTACAATGTGTACTTAAAGGCATATGTACAGATGATGAATGGAAATCATTTAGAGAATACATTCACTATAACTTTATTAAAGACAATAATTTCACTGAGCTTAAAGAAGCTGAGTTGATGAAAGAAAGATTGTCGTTGTTAGGTGAGGTTGATCCATACACTGGTAGATATTTCTCTCAGGCATGGATTCAAAGAAACGTATTGCGCTTGGATGACGATGAAATCAAAGTCATGCAAGATGAAATGGAAAAAGAAAAAGATGCAGGATTTGGATTGCCAGTCGGAGTTACCACAGATGTTGCACAACAACAAATGTTAGGACAACTAGATATGGAGAAGAATACTCACCAGGCTAACTTAGATAAACAGGTTAACCAGGCAAAAGAGAAGAATCCAAAAAATGAAGATTATAAACCGGTTTTAGAAGTAGTCAAAAGAACACTAAGTTAATAGGAGATAAAAATGGACGCAACAAGAAATTTAATCGATTACGCAATGGACAGCAATGGTGTAGAATTTCGTAACGAACTTTACGCTTCTATTCACGATAGAGTGACTGCTGCTATTGAAGCAAAGAAACAAGAAATTGCTGGTAGTTTAATCAGACAAGAAGCTAAAGAGGAAAAAGAAGAAGGTGAAGAAGGTACTGCACATGAAAAAGCCGAAAAGAAGATGATGAAATCTTTAGATAAAAACGGTGATGGCAAGCACACTATGGCAGACCATAAAAAAGAAGAAGTGGAACATGTTGCCGAAGAAGATGAAGAAAAAGGTGAAAATGCAGAAAAGAAAGAAGAAAGACCAAAGAAACCAAATGCTTTCACAATGAAAAGCAAAGGTCCTTCTGAGTTTGCAAAATCATCTTCTGGTGGTAAAACAAAAGAAACAAAAACTGGACGCACACACAGCAGCGGCGACAGATACTAAAATTGGAATAAAACATGGCAAATGCTTTTACATATCAAATCCTAAAAGATGACACGCAACACGTTGTCATTAAACTAACAGGTAAATTTGACGGTACCGGCCAAGAATCTAATGCTAGTAGAATCATGGCCAATACCTTTTCTGGTGCATTAGCAACCAATGGTTATCCTGTTGCTAACTCACAAGGTGGTGCAGCGAATACTGCACTATCATACTATGGACTTTCATTGTATCGTTTGTGGTACGATTGTTCAAGTGCAACAACAGCTGACGTTGAATTAAATTGGCAAGCCACAACACCACTACCAATATTTTATTTAAATGGTAATGGTGAATATGACGGCAATGGCAACTGGATTACTATTCCAAATAACACAGCAGGAACAGCTGGTGCAAATGGAAATATTGGTATCATAACTCGCGGCATGTTAGCAAATGATTCTTATACAATCATTCTAGAATTACGCAAACATAACGAATACTATTCACGCGGCCAATTCAGAGATCCTGCAGCATTCAACTACACACCTTATGGCATTACACCAAACGGTAATAACGGGATAGGTTAATATGAAATTAATTAAAGAAATCAACGAAACCGTTAATTATATTACCGAAGGTGCTGACGGAGAAAAAGAACTGTATATAGAAGGTCCATTTCTTGTTTCTGAAAAGAAAAACAAGAATGGGCGCCTGTATGAATATAATACGATGAAGAAAGAAGTGTATCGTTATACCACAGAGTACATCAACAAAAATCGTGCATTTGGTGAATTGGGACATCCAGATTCACCTACAATTAATTTAGACCGTGTATCACACATGATTGTTGGATTGCGTGAAGACGGTACTCAATGGATTGGTAAAGCAAAAATTATGGCAACTCCTATGGGAAATATCGCTCGTCAATTAATTGAAGGCGGTGCGTCATTAGGAGTTTCATCAAGAGGCATGGGATCACTGAAAAATGTTAACGGTGTTAATGTTGTTCAATCCGATTTTTATCTGGCCACAGCGGCGGATATTGTAGCAGACCCTTCAGCACCTGGAGCTTTCGTTCAAGGTATCATGGAAGGAAAAGAATGGATGTTGGTTGATGGTGTTTGGACTGAAGTAGACCACGCAGAAGCAGTAAGAGAAATCAGAAAAGCTTCTTCAGCGGAAATCGAGGCAGTAAGTCTTCGCATATTTGAAAACTTCGTCAAAAAACTTTAATCTATAAATAAATAATCAAAATCAAGGAGATTTTTAAATGACAAACAGATTTAAACTGTCAGAAGCCGCTACTGCTATTCTAGAAGGTGCTAAAGAAACTTTCGATTCAAATATTGCAGCAAAGCGTGGGCCCGGAAACAAGGGTGGAAAACTATCAACATCTATTGCTTATGGCCAGCAAGACGCAGGTAAAATTGGCGATTCACCAAATGATGTTAATGATCCATTACCAGATTACCTAAAGGGCGTTCCAACAGCAACACCTCCAGGTGCAACACCTCCAGTTAGCGCACAAGGAATGATGAAATTAAAAGGCCAACCAGGTCAAGATAAAGCTGGTGATACTGGTAGTAGTGATCCAGGCGGTGTTCAAGGCACAGAATCACAGTATGATGCTATCCGTGACCGTATTGCTGGTAAACCACCAAAACAAACAATGCAAGCAAATCCAGGCGCTACATTCCAGTCTTATTCTGAGAATTTAGATATGTCTGATGATGTTAAGGCATTACTAGAAGGCGAAAACCTTTCAGAAGAATTCAAACAAAAGGCAACTACAATTTTCGAAGCAGCAGTTATGTCTCGCATCGAAGTTATTGCTGAAGAAGTTGAAAAACAATTAGTTGAACAATTCGAATCTGCTGTTGAAGAAATCAAAGAAGAACTAGCAGGTAAGGTTGATGAGTATCTAAACTATATGGTTAATGAGTGGATGGAACAAAATGAATTGGCTATTGAAAATGGTCTACGTTCAGAAATTGCAGAAGACTTCATTGGTGGTCTACGCAATCTATTCATCGAACACTATATTGATATTCCAGAAGACAAAGTTGATGTTGTTTCAGAAATGGCAGGAAAAGTTGCAGAACTTGAAGATGCTCTTAACGAACAAATCACAAAAGGTATCGCTTTAACTAAAGAGTTAAACGAGCAAAAGAAAGTCGAAGCTGTTTATGAAGCATGCGACGGCTTGACACAAACTCAAGTAGAAAAATTAAAATCGCTCGCAGAGAGTGTGGAATTTACTACAGAAGATGAATTCGCAACCAAACTAGAAACTTTGAAGTCATCGTATTTCAAAGAAGACTATACAGTTGCAACGGATTCAGCTTTAGATGATGAAGTTTTAATCGAAGAAGAAAAGAAGACACCGCGTTCATCTGATCCTTCAATCGACCAATATGTCGCCGGTATTTCTAAATCACTAAAGTAATAAATAAAAAATCAATTTCACACAAGGAGAAACCCTCATGTATATGACAGAAGAACTACAACAAAAATGGGCACCAGTTTTGGAACATCCAGAATTGGCATCCATCAAAGACCCATACAAGAAAGCAGTTACTGCACTTGTTTTGGAAAATCAACACCAAGCAATGCGTCAAGACCGTCAAGCTCTTAATGAGACTTTGACAGACAATGGTCCTACAAACGTAGCTGGTGGTATCTCTAACTTTGACCCAATCTTAATCAGCTTGGTTCGTCGTTCATTGCCTAACCTAATTGCGTATGATGTTGCTGGTGTTCAACCAATGACTGGTCCTACAGGTTTGATTTTCGCAATGCGAGCTCGTTACACTGGTCAAGGTTCAAGTAACCCAGAAGCATTCTACAACGAAGCTAATACCATTTTCTCTGGTATGAATTCTTCATTGAATCCATATGGTTTCACAGGTACAACAGCGACAGACTCAAACACATTCTTCCAAATCAATGCTTCAGGCACTGCTAATACCACTTCTGGTATCGGTATGCCAACAGCTAATGCGGAATTGCTTGGTTCAGAAGCCGGTGCAGCATTCCAACAAATGGCATTCTCAATCGAGAAAGTTACTGTTACTGCTCAAAGCCGTGCGTTGAAAGCTGAATACTCACTAGAACTTGCACAAGACTTGAAAGCTATCCACGGTTTGGATGCTGAAACAGAATTGAGCAACATTCTTTCTACTGAGATTCTTGCTGAAATCAACCGTGAAGTTATCCGTACAATCTACAACGTAGCAAAAATTGGTGCTCAATACGGTACAACTACTGCTGGTTATTTTGACCTTGATACTGACTCTAACGGCCGTTGGTCTGTTGAGCGTTTCAAAGGCTTGATTTTCCAAGTTGAACGTGATGCAAACGTAATTGCAAAACAAACTCGTCGTGGTAAAGGTAACGTGATGATTGTTTCATCTGACGTTGCTTCTGCGATGGCAATGGCCGGTGTTCTTTCTTACACACCTGCTCTACAAGCTGACCTACAAGTTGATGATACAGGTAACACCTTTGCAGGTTTGTTACACGGTCGTATCAAAGTGTATATCGATCCATACTATGGTGGTTATACATCTAACCAAGAATTGGTTACTATCGGTTATAAGGGTTCTTCTCCTTATGACGCTGGTCTATTCTACTGCCCATACGTTCCTCTACAAATGGTTCGTGCAGTTGACCAGTTCACATTCCAACCAAAAATTGGATTCAAGACTCGTTACGGCATGGTTGCAAACCCATTCGCAGAAGGTATCACAAAAGGCAATGGCCTATTGACTTCACAAGCAAATGTGTATTACCGTCTATTTGCAGTTAAAAACTTGATGTAATCAGGGAACCTCCGCAGAGAGGTATTTAAAAGGGAACCTTCGGGTTCCCTTTTTTTTGGCGCCTAAATAGGTGTATGTTAACTTATAAAGGAAATAATCATGATTAAATTCATTAAATCTTTCTTCACCAAAAGAGAATCTAAATTTGAACATCCGTTGGATGCGGTAACAACACCTAAGGTTGAAGAAGAAGTTATTGCACCGGTTATTGAAACACCTGTTACAGAAACACCACAAAAGAAAAAACGCAATTACAACAAAAAGACTAAGTAATGTCTGCATTATCTAGAACACCAGAGAATACGAATCCGTTACAATCGTCCAAGTTTATCTTGGCTTTTGAAAGGTTGCCTACTGTACAATATTTTTGTCAAGAAGCAAATTTGCCTGGTGTAACTTTAAGTGAATCCACATTTACAACTCCATTGCGAGATGTTCCTATTGCAGGAAATAAACTGTCATATAGTGAGTTTAATATAACTTTTATTGTAGATGAACAGTTACTGTCGTGGAATGAATTGTATAAATGGATGTTGGCAATTGGTTCACCAAATAGTTTAAGTGAAAGAAATAGACTCAATCAATTACAAAATCAATTTACTACAGATAACAGTTATTATTGTGATGCAACTTTAACTATTATGTCTGCCCTAAATAATCCATTATTGAGAATAAATTATCAGAGAATGTTTCCTATTTCACTATCAGACATTAAGTTTGATACGCAATTAGATGCAGATACAATTATAACAGCAACAGCAACATTTCAATATTCATATTTTAATATAACTCCAGCTTAACTTTTTTATTTTATATTATGGAAAACCTTGAACAAATTTTAGAATACTGGACAGCCGATTCAGAAATAGACCAGACAGAACCCGGCAAAGAACTTCTAAAAATACCTAAACTACACAACAAGTATTTGTCTATACTTACCAAACACAAAATTGCATCCAAACGGATCCATTTTGATTATACCCGTATGCGTAAGATTAAATACGAATACTATTCTGGAAAAATGGACAAAGATGAACTTGAGAAATATGGTTGGGAACAGTTTGGGTACACTCTTAAATCTGATATGCCCACCTACCTAGAATCAGACAATGATTTAATTAAATTGCTTGAGAAAAAAATGTATCATGAGGAGGTAGTATCGGTGGTTGAATCCATAATGGGTGAATTAAAACAACGAACATGGCAACTAAGAGAATATATCGCATGGGAGAGATTCATTGGAGGACAGTAATCATGTATTTATCTCTAAGGTTAATGAAGTATACTTGAAGATAAAATGTGAGAAACACATATCTCAAGAAATCTCAGAGTTTTTTACTTTCTTTGTTCCAGGTTATCAGTTTGTTCCAGCATATCGTAATAGAATATGGGATGGCAAAATCCGCCTATTGGACTTAAGAACTAATCACCTGTATATTGGTTTAATAAAGTATCTACAAGAGTTCTGTGAATCTAGGGACTATACGATTGGTTATAGTGAAGATTCGGATCATTTAGATATTGAAGATGAATTCTCAGTCTATCATGCCAAAAAGTTTGCAGACAGTTTGCAACTTTCATCAAGAGGTAAGAAGATTGAAATAAGAGAACATCAGGTGGATGCATTTTGCCATGCAATGCAAACTCGCAGAGCTTTATTGTTATCTCCTACAGCATCAGGTAAATCGTTAATCATATATTTGATTGTTCGACAGTTAATGGACTATCAGAAATTAAAAGGACTGATTATTGTTCCAACAACTTCTTTGGTTGAACAATTATATTCAGATTTTGGTGATTATTCAGCTGAAACAAATTTTGAAAATGACAAACACGTCCACAGAATTTATCAAGGTAAAGATAAGTTTACAGATAAATCTGTAACTATTTCCACATGGCAATCGTTATATCAATTGCCTAAAAAATATTTTGAACAATTTGACTATGTTATTGGTGATGAAGCGCATTTATTCAAGGCTCAATCACTTACAAGCATTTTAACTGCATGTACCAACGCAAAATATCGAATAGGACTCACTGGAACGCTTGACGGCACTAAGACGCATAAGTTAGTATTGGAAGGGCTCTTCGGTTCAACCAATCGCGTTATAACGACAAAAGAACTGATTGACAAGAATGAACTATCAAAATTTGAAATAAAGTGTCTTATTTTGAAACATCCAGATGAAGTATGCTTGGAAATGAAAAGCAAAGACTATCAGGAAGAAATACAATATCTTATTGCGAACGAACAAAGAAATAAGTTCATTAAGAATCTTGCGGTTAGTTTAGGTAATAATACACTTATATTATATCAAATGGTTGCCAAGCATGGACAAATCCTCTATGATATGATTAAGAACACCGAGAAAATTGGTGAACGAAAGGTCTTTTTCATTTCAGGTAAAACGGAAACAGACGATAGAGAAAGTATTAGGAAAATTATGGAGACGGAAAATGACGCTATTGTTGTGGCTTCTTTTGGTACCTTTAGCACTGGGATTAATATTCGTAATCTCCATAATATTATTTTTGCTTCACCTTCTAAAAGTAGAGTCAGAAACCTGCAATCAATTGGACGAGGTTTAAGGCAAAATGAAGGAAAAGAAATTGCAACACTATATGATATTGCAGATGATTTACGTTATAAGAAACATATGAATTTTACATTAAAACATTTTATTGAAAGAGTTAAGATATATACTGATGAGAAGTTCCCATTTAAAACCTATAAGATAGGACTAAAAAAATGAATAACATCAAAATAGTCAGATTATTGGATGGCACAGACATTGTATCCGTCATTGATGAAATAAAAGCTGATATATTTCTTTTAATTAATCCAATGGAATTTCAAGTGCAAAACCGCGGACCAGTTTCACATATTACTTTAGCTCCTTACTTACCAGTCCAATTTGTTGAAAAGAATGAAGTTGTTATTCACTCTAAAGACGTTGTTTTTATGACAACACCAAAAGAAGAATTTGCCGAGTATTATGAAACCTCTGTGGATCAACTTGCTGAAAATGAATCTGAAGAAGAACCTTTGCCTGAGAAAATTAGAGACCTAATGATTAAGGCATTTATTGCCTTAGATCCAGAAGAAAAGGTATTACATTAATTTAAATGGTCAACACCGGGAGACTAACATTAGTCAAGCCCTTTTGTCAACACATATTTTGGTATACATGCATGAGCTCTAAACATTACATTAACAACGCGACCTTTCTACAAGAACTCCTGGCATACAAAGAACGTAAGTCTGAGAATCCAAAAGAACCAATACCAAATTATATTGGTGAATGTTGGATGAAAATTGCCGAGGGTCTATCACACAAACCAAACTTTATTAGTTATTCTTACAGAGATGAAATGATTTCTGATGGTATTGAAAACTGTCTAATGTATTTTGAGAACTTCAATCCAGCTAAGTCTTCCAATCCATTTGCATACTTCACACAGATTATATACTTTGCATTCCTCAGACGTATACAGAAAGAAAAGAAGCAAACATATATCAAGTACAAGTCTACAGCTCAGATGGGCATCCTAAGTGAGTATGAGATGCAGGATTTAGATTTAGGAGGCACTAAGCAGTTCGAACTATATGATAATATTGCCGACTTCATAGAGGTTTATGAGTTAGGTCAATCCAAGAAAAAAGAAGAAAAAAAGAATGCTAAAAAACCAAAAGGCATTGAGGCTTTCTTGGAACCTGAAGGTGAAATGGCATTAATACTTGCAGAAAAGGCATTCTTGAACGATAAAGAAGAAATCGCTTGACAACATGGACCTTTTAGATTATAATGAGAAAAACCTTGGTATAATTTCTGGATTAATCCTTAAAAACTTAACCTATGACCTGTTACCTAGAAAATGGTGGGGTAAAAACTCCACCAATCCATTATTTGGTCATTGCCATAATGCTACTGGTTGTTTGTATAAGATTTTTGGATATAAAGCAATGCACACCTATAAAGCTCTAGACTATGAAGATGTTTGGCATTGGTGGGCTATCGATAAAGAAAACAAGATTATAGACTTAACTGCCGGACAATATACAAGTAGAGGAAAGAATCCTCCGTATGCAGAGGGCAACAAGGCAAGTTTGTTAGGGTTTGAATACCGCAAAAGAATCGTAAGACTTACAGATAGGGTAATGTGTGAATATGAAAGTAGCAATAATCACGGATCAACATTTTGGAGCCAGGAATGACTCCGTTCACTTTTTGGATTACTATGAAAAATTTTATAATGAAACATTTTTTCCTGCTATCACAAGTGCCAACATTAATACTGTCCTTATTCTTGGTGACACGTTTGATAGGCGCAAATATGTAAACTTCTACTCGCTCAAAAGAACAAAAGAAATGTTCTTTGATAAGTTGGCAGAACTAGGTATTGAAGTACATATGCTGGCAGGTAATCACGATACATATTTCAAGAACACCAATGACGTTAACTCTGTAGATTTATTATTGAGAGAGTATGGTAATATAAATGTGATTGACCATCCATCAAACATATATGTTGGTCCTCATAAAGTTTGTATGATGCCTTGGATTTGTCCAGAAAACTATGAAGATAGTATGGAGACAATAAAAGAAACCGATGCAGAGATATGCATGGGACATTTTGAAATTGCAGGTTTTGCCATGCATCGAGGCATGCCATCTGAAGAAGGATTGAATCGTGGATTATTTAGGAAGTTTACACATACTTTTAGTGGTCATTATCACCATAAATCTAGTGCTAACGATATACATTATCTCGGGAACCCGTATGAGCTTACTTGGCAAGACTATGGCGATGATAGGGGCTTTCACATCTTTGATTTTGGAAGCAAAGAACTTACTTTCTTAAAGAATCCAAATGTTATGTTCCACAGGATTGTCTATGATGATAAAGTTGAAACAATCCAAGAAGTTATGGCAAAAGACCTAAGTAAGTTTACCGGTTCATATGTGAAAGTTGTTGCCGTCAACAAAATTAATCCGTATCTGTTCGACCAGTTTATGAACAAACTCTACATGGTAAATCCACTTGATATTACCATTATTGAAGACGCTTTAGACTTGACAGAAGGTATGGAAGATGATAAGATAGATGAAGCAGAGGATACAATAACCATCATTAACAAATACGTTGATGCACTGGAAAACTCTGGCATCGATAACACAAAACTAAAGACTATGTTAAAAGAACTTTATGTTGAGGCACTGAACCTAGAACAAGCATGATTATTTTTCAGACGATTAGATGGAAGAACTTATTGTCCACTGGCAATACGTTTACCGAAATCAAACTCAACAAATCAACGAACACATTGATTATTGGCAATAACGGCGCAGGCAAGAGTACGATTCTTGATGCACTATGTTTTGGTCTTTTCGGTAAGCCTTTTCGTAAGATAAACAAACCAAACCTTATAAACTCCATTAACAACTCTGATACTGTAGTTGAAGTTGAATTCACAATTGGTAAAAAACAATATAAGATTGTTCGTGGGATTAAACCAAATTTGTTTGAAATTTACTGCAATTCTATTTTAGTAAATCAAGATGCCAGGGCGAAAGATTATCAAGATTTCCTAGAAAAATCGATTTTGAAGTTTAATTTCAAATCTTTTACTCAAATCGTTATTCTTGGATCAGCAGCATTTGTACCATTCATGCAATTGTCACCAGCTGACCGGCGTACTATCATAGAAGAATTGTTAGATATTCAAATTTTCACTTCAATGAATGGTCTAATCAAAGAAAGAATGGCCACGATTAAAGAATCCACAACAAAAACAAAGTATGCACTTGAACTGGTGAATGAAAAAATACTGTTGCAGGAACACAACATTGAAGAACACAAGAAAAACAATGATGAAGAAATCGCCAAAAAGAAACAGGAAATTGCAGACAATGAGTTAATTAACTCAAAGCTGACAAAAGATATTGAACTGATTAACAAACACATTGAAAAACTATCTACCAAAATTACTGACAAGTTAGATGTTGAAAAACGATATAAAAAGTTTGTACAAGTTGAAGCTAAAATGTCATCTACTTATTTGAAGGTAGAGAAGGACATTCAGTTCTATGAACACAATGATGATTGTCCTACATGTAAACAAATAATCACAACAGAGTGGAAAAGTTCTCAGGTAGAAGAAAAGCAAAACAAGAAAACGGAAATAGAAGGCGCTTTGCAAACCATCATAGATGAAATGTCGAAACTTACTACCAGAACCAATGAAATAATTGCCATCAACAAACACATTACAGAACACAATAATGAGGTCGTTAAACACAATTCTACAATCACTGCCGTCAATAACTATATCGTTAAATTGAATAAAGAAATTAAAGAATTGAGTGAACGCAAGGACAATCTAACAGATGTAAATGAGAAACTAAAAGAACTCAGGTCTGATTTGGCCAATTTGGAGAAAGAACAAGAGAATCTGTCTGTTGATAAACACTATCATGAGTATGCAGCTTCCCTACTGAAAGATAATGGTATTAAGACCAAGATTATCAAACAGTATTTGCCAATCATAAACAAGTTTGTCAACAAGTATCTGAAGGCTATGGACTTCTTTGTTAACTTTAACTTAAATGAGAACTTTGAAGAAACAATCAAATCTAGGCACCGTGATGAGTTTAGTTATTCCAACTTCTCTGAAGGTGAAAAGATGCGTATTGATTTGGCTCTGTTGTTTACATGGAGGCAAATTGCAAAACTAAAAAATTCAACGAACACAAATCTATTGATATTAGATGAGGTGTTTGATTCCAGCCTAGATACAGTAGGTACAGATGAATTTTTGAAACTGATACATGAGATGGGACAAGATACAAATATATTTGTCATATCACATAAAGGCGACCAACTCTTTGACAAGTTTAGGTCAATCGTAAAATTTGAAAAGAAGAACAACTTTTCACAGGTGGTAAAGTAAAATTTACCTTTTTAATGTTCAGTAAAATGAACAGAGTAACTAAAAAATACTCAAATCTTTAACAGGAGTTTATATGAAATCAATCATTACAATCAAAGAACATGGATCTTTTTCCGAAGAAAATTTAAAATTCGTAAAAGAACATATTTCTAAAAACACGTTTCCTCAATTTTATAGTAATGAAAAATTTGAATCATTACAATTTGAAGGGTTTTTTCTGATAGAAAGTAATCTAATTCAAAGAGATGGTTATGGATCTTCACAATCAATTCGCGCAGGTGGTTTAAATCCAGATTATAAAGAATTAAAATCAGACATTTTGGATTCTGGATGGAAATTGTACTGCAAACCCATATTCGTAAAACGAATGTCCGGTGGAAAATTTTCATTAGTTGATGGTAGAACAAAAGATAAAATTTTAGAAGAAAAGAAATTTAAAAATAGAATTTGTGCCGTAGTTAAAATTAATGAGATTGAAGAAGAAAAATTATCTTTTAGATTAAATGCAGGTGAAGAAAGTCCACCGGCCGGTTTGGTATTAGAAGATGACCTACTTCAAGGAGCATTAAGAGCAATTAATAATGAAGACTTGGAGTTAAATATTCAAGATATAAGAAATTGGATAAATGATTGCCTAGGTAAAGGAAAATTTTCACAGACAAAAAGATATGAATTAGCTGATAAAATTTATCAACGTGCAGATTCTTTTAAAAATAATAAACTTTTGCCTGTGGTTTTTGCAGGTTCAACAGAAGCGCAATCCTGGTTGGAAGGAAATAATTATATTGAAACTCCGACTGTTATATACATGGCATATGTTTCAAACTCTCCATTGAAAGCAATATCTCTAGCTGCAAAATTGTCTAAGCAGAATCCAAATAAAGAGATTCGTGTAATTACTTATGTTAGTAAATTGTCTGGACAAGATTTACAAAAATGTTATATAAAATCCATTCTTTCTTTTAAAGATAAATTTCACACACATTTAGATGAAATATCAAATGCATTTTTTGAAAGAATGACACCAAAAGCAAATAAAATTTATTTGTATGGATGCATTCCATCCAACATTGAAGACATTTGTGAAGATATGAATAAGCTTATTGTTTTTGGTAAAACAGACCAGAAGATAAACAATAACTATCTTACAAACAGAAATTTAAATTCAGTTTTTAATATTGAAGATTTTGATGAAGATGAGGAGAATGAAAATGGTTGATTTATTTACATATAGTACAGAAGAAGCAGTAAAACAAACTGCACCAACAGCAACAAAACAAGAACCTAAAGTTTTTGATTTGGTTGATGAGAATGCGAAAATTCTTAGGCAAAAAACATTAGAATTTGATTTTCAAAATCCACCTGTGAACGCTAATGAGTTTGCATCTACTTTAGTGGAAACTTGTAAGAAGAATAAAGGTTTAGGATTATCTGCGAATCAATGTGGTTTTCCTTATCGTGTTTTTGTCATGGGTGCCAATGATGATTATGTGGCATTTTTTAATCCTAAGGTTATTTCATCTGAAGGTGAGTGCCATATGATTGAAGGTTGTTTATCTTTTCCATTATTGGGCCTTAGGATTACCAGACCACAAGAAATTGTGGTAGAATACCAAGATTTTGTAGGTGAAAAACATACCACAAGATTGAATGGTATATCTGCAAGATGTTTTCTCCATGAGCTTGACCACATGGATGGAATAGTGTATACTGACCGTGCAAAGCCTTTGGCGCTTAAATCTGGACAAGAGAAACGCCAAAAGACTATTAGAGAAATTTCTAAAGCTCAAGCTAACTATATGAACATGATGAAAAAAATTGAGAAACTAAACGATGGCAAAACCGCAAATTGAATCGGTAGAAAAACAATGGGATAATTGGTTAGAGAAAAATCCAAAACATGAACACATTGATGTTGACAATCTGAAAAAAATTCTGATTGAAGATTTAACTTATGCATCTAAAATGGATGTGAAAGAATATACACTATATCAAAAATGGGTTGAAGTAAAAGAGCGTTATCCAACAGAAACAACCTTCACTATCTTTGATGGTGAGGAACAACAATTGATTGACAAAGAGCAAGCCAAAATAATCAATAAGGTCAAGAAGAACTTTTGGATGCCAACTGGTCCTGATGACTATGAAAAACTGCAACCTGTATTAGAATTATCTAATGGTGAACTTGCAGAAACATGGAATGCAGTCCGTACATTTTCTTCTACAATGAAGAACAACTCAAATATTGGTCGCAATCTATTCTATACAGTCAAAGATGGCGTCACTGGTAAGTACCTTGGTGTTATTTGTATATCATCAGACTTTCTTGACCTTACACCTAGAGATACTGCGATTGGATGGTCTAGGGATGTTAAGACACAACAAAGTATGATTAACCATACAGCAATTGGTTCTACTATTGTTCCATTACAACCACTTGGTTATAGTTACATGGGTGGTAAACTATTGGCATTATTGTGTTTGGCAGATACAGTACAGAAAGATTGGAAAGAAAGATATGGAGACACTCTTGTTGGGGTTACTACAACGTCATTATATGGTAAAACCAAAGCCAACGGGCTTTCTCAGTATGATGGTTTGGAACATTGGCAGAAAATGGGATTTTCTTCTGGCTCAGTTGCGTTTGAACCTTCTCGTTCTACCCGCAATATGGTGTTTGATTGGATTAAAGAAATTGAACCAAGAAAATACTTTGAATGGTGGGAAGCAAAGAACCCACAAGGACTTCCATTGAAACGCGACCATAAAAATCGTTCATTGAATTATGCATATTCTAAACTTGGTATTCCTAAAGAACTGATTCGCACCGAACACCAACGCGGAATTTATTTTTCTCCCCTGTATAATAACACAAATGAATTCTTACGGAAAGAAATTGGTGATGCAGAATTGGTAAAGTCTTTTGATACCAGTGAAGAAACTTTGGCCAATATTTGGAAAACAAAGTATGCAAAAGGCCGTATTCGGCAACTACAGAAACAAAACAAGGTATCATATGAAAATCTTTTCTATGATGACCTAATCTATTTGTCTTGGGAAGAAACCAAGGCAAAATATCTGCCGCAAGTTGGCAGGTAAAACAAGTATACCACAAATATGCTTGACAAACGTCATATATAAATGTATGATGGTGACACTCACGCAATGTGAGGTATTTTTAATTATTGGAGTTATATTATGGAAAAAGTTTCCGCAAAACAAAAAATCTTGACCGCACTTAAACAAACTGAGGGTTACAACACTTTCACAGTTAAGGCTGCACAACGCCGTTTCGGTATCAAGAATGTTTCCGCACGGATCGAAGAGCTTCGCAAAGAAGGTCATGTTATTTACACTAACACCCGCTACACAGAAAGTGGCGAAAAAATCAGTTTTTACCGTCTTGGTTCACCAACCAAAGCAATGGTTAAAGCTGCAATGAGCGCAGGTTACTCACTAACTGCTTAATTAAGCAAACATAAACCACTTCTCTGCGGAAGTGGTTTTCCCTATTTTATGGAGTTTACATGGAAATAAGTATTAAAAAAGAAGAGCTTCAGAAGTTTAGTATTTTTGTAGCAACACCAATGTATGGTGGTATGAACCACGGTCTTTATATGAAGGCTTGTTTGGACCTACAAGGCCTTTGTATGCAATACGGCATCCAGGTAAAGTTCTCTTTCTTGTTCAATGAATCGTTGATTACAAGGGCAAGAAACTATTTGGTCGATGAGTTTTTGAATCGTTCAGAATGCACTCATCTATTGTTTATTGATTCGGATATTAATTTTAATCCGCAAGATGTTATCGCAATGTTAGCACTTGATAAAGATGTTATCGGTGGACCTTATCCAAAGAAAGCAATCAAATGGAAATCTGTCAAGAAAGCTCTTGAAAAGAATCCAGAACTTGATGCTGGTGTACTAGAAAAGGTAGCAGGTGACTTTGTATTTAATCCTGTTAAAGGAACTGCACAGTTTTCGGTTACACAACCTCTTGAAGTTCTAGAAATTGGAACTGGTTTTATGATGGTTAAACGTGAAGTTTTCCCTAAATTTGCTGCACAGTATCCTGAACTCAAATATAAACCAGACCATGTGGGTCAGGCAAACTTTGATGGCTCAAGATATATTCATGCATATTTTGACACCGTAATTGATAAAAAATCAGAGCGTTATCTATCGGAAGATTACATGTTCTGTCAATGGTGGAGAAACATGGGTGGTTCAATCTGGTTGTGTCCTTGGATGCGTACTGCACACATTGGTACCTATCACTTCCATGGAGATATGCCAGCTGTTGCTAATTATGTTGGAGAAATGTAATGCCTAAGATGATAGAGGCTGGTCGCAAATATGATGCTAACAAGTTAGAGTATGGTTTACTTCCACCTTTAGCGCTAGAAGAAACTGTTAAAGTTTTGACTTTTGGTGCTCAAAAATATGAACGTGATAATTGGAAAAAAGTACCTGATTCAAAACGCAGGTACTTTGATGCACTAGAAAGACATGTGTGGGCATGGAAAAAGGGTGAAGTCATGGATCCCGAATCTGGTATTCATCACTTGGCACATGCAATGTGCTGCTTGATGTTTTTGTATGAACATGATATAATGTATTCTAGTGAAGATTTTGTAATGGAGAAAAAAGATGAAACTATCTAATGAAACCCTAGGAGTGTTGAAAAACTTTTCAACAATCAATCAGGGTATTGAATTTAAAAAAGGTAATAAACTTACCACAATTTCCGCAGGTAAATCTGTACTCGCACAAGCAATTCTCAAGGATGATTTTCCCGAAGATTTCTGTGTGTATGATTTGAACCAATTCTTGTCTGTATATTCTTTGTTTAAAGATGCAACAGAACTGGAATTTGATTCTGCTAATGTTATCTTCAACGGAGGTCGCCGTAAGACTAAGTTCCGTAAAGCTGCAAAAGAAATGATTGTTACTCCTCCAAACAAAGAAATTAAATTGGATGAAGTTGATTGTTCTTTTACTTTGACTGCTGAAGACTACTCTGACATTATGAAGGCATCTTCTGTATTGTCTTCTCCAAACATCTCTGTACAATCTGACGGTGAATCTGTTGAATTGGTTGCATATGATGCTAAAGATGATGCACAACATACCAACTCAATTAATGTTGGTGCCGGTAACGGTAAATCATACAAGATTGTTTTTAAAGTTGAAAACTTAAAAATGATTCCTGGTGAATACGAAGTGCAAATTTCTTTCAAAGGATTTGCACATTTTAAAAACACAAAAGATGACATTCAATATTGGGTCGCTTTTGAAAAAAATGAAAGTGTAATGTAATATGTTAATTCCATTTTTAGATGCCGAAACAGAAGGCACAATTTTTGTAAATCCAAAACAAATCTCTGTTGTATTTGAAGGTAAAAATCCTGAAGGTATTCAATTGACAATGATTAACCTATTGAATGGTAATGTTGCAACAAGAGAACCTTTATTGGAAGTTGTAGGTAAACTACAGGCGGAGCTATAAAATGACTACAGTAAATACACTATTTGGTACATTTGATGAAAAACAACTAAAGAGTCTCAGGGGTTATATTGAGGAAATTGTTACATGTATGAACAGAACAAGATCCAATAATGAATCTATTTCTGATATGATTGATTTGGCTTACGATGAACTTAATCTTCCAAAAAAGATTATTCGTAAAATTGCCGTATATGAATTTAAACAGTCTCTATCAACCGACTTTGCAGAATTCAAAGAAGTTGAGGCTCTAATTGAAGGTATCAAGGACGCTAAATGACACCCACAGGTCGTAGAACTTTTGCAAAATCACTAGGCCTTTTAGGCCTTTTTGCAATCGGTGTAGAAGGATATAAACAAGCCAGTGAAAAACTTGTCTTTAAAGGTGATGAACTTGCCACAGATGAT